TATATGGGAAATTTGTTGAAATTTGTTAAATGTTCAACGTGATCGGCATCTCTAGGATTAGTATGAGCACGACCCCCCGAGTTTTTAACGTGTGTTTGATAACGCGATTTATAAAAACCATAAAAATGTTCAGGTATTTCCGTAGCCATAGCTAAAATAGTTCCACCAAATAGTATATTGGGATTAAACTGTTGTATAGTTAGCAAGCCAGTGTCGTTAAACGCAGTTGCGTTGAGTCCCAACGTTGTGCTTTTATAGATAGGTCTATATAGTTGAGCATCATTGTGAAAACGCTTAGCATCATACGCATCTTGGATATCAACGTTGTTATAATCCTGCTGCATATTATTAGTTGTAATGTTAAAAACGAACGGGATAGCGTTGACTCTAAGTCCGGTAGGTATGAGCATAGCATAATCAAACGTGCTCAAGTCTGCAGCTGTTGCGACTTTCACTCCAATGGGTTCGTCATAACTATAGATGTGAGGGGTTTTATTAATGGCAACATTTGTATATTGCAATAAGACCTGCGTTCGAGCATCATTAGTTGGCAACCCTTCAAAACCTGGTACGGCTGAGGGAGGATGAAGACATTTACGCAACATGGACTCATGAGCGTTACGAGTGGGAGCTGTTACTACTTCAGCACCTTGGCCTTGAAGCGACGAAAACATATCAGTGTTTGGGTCGGATTGTTCTGGAGTTTTATTCATTCTTGATTGAAGATTTATATTTTCTATATTAAATTTTAATCGACTTTTGATATCTAGGCCCGTCGACTCATAATTTAATAATATACACTTCACATCATGGTGTGTGTGTATATCTTTATATTGTAAAACTCCTTTAGATACTAGTATGGTAATATAATCTCTTATTCTATAATAGAGATCCTGACCATAAGAATACAGAAGAGCTGCATTCAACCTACTAGGTAAGGTATCTATACCTTTTTTGTTTTCTTTATAATATTGAAGCATAGATATAATCCTATTTTCAGGAAATTTATGGATAATCATACCTTCATGTTGAAAAAATCCACATTTACAGAAATCAATATCCATCAATTCCTGATAGTAGGGTGGCCCCGTCTTTTCGGCGTTCGTGGTATTAGCACCCAAATCGGCCATATGCTTGAAGAAAACTTCTAAATCTATTTTCTCATTCATTGAGAATATAAAATCATCGCCCATCACACTAATTGTGACGTCTCTACTGTTGAACATCTTACCAGTTGTCCTGTACCAGGCTACGATGAAATCGGCTACATTTACAATGCCATTATCAGTTAATGTGGAAACAAAACCTGATACTAATTGACAAAAATGCTCAAATTCTACCTTCCCATCAAGACTGACTACATCAGCTTGGTAAATGTATGAATACATCTTACGGTAAGTTGATCTAATCTCCTCTGGCGTCATGTCCAGGGAGCCAGGTAGAATGAAGTGACTTCTTATGTCAGTAAGTAAACAGGGTTTCCAAGCGTATTGGCTTTGGTCATAATGCTGCCTGTCACCTGGTACATGGTATTTATAAGCTATATGTTTTCTGTATAGTTTATCCATTCCTCTTTTCATGGAAGTAAAGCCTGTTGAAATCCAGGCTCTACCTCCTGCGTCTGCTAGTTG